GTGCACACAGCACTGGTCTCGCTTGTGATCTACTTGTTCACGGACAGGAAGCGTTGGAAGTCCTGCGATTGGCCTTAGATCATCCACAGATCAAAGGCGTTGGTATCCAACAAAAGGGTAAAAGAAGCCAGAGATTTGTTCATTTAGACGCAGTTGACCAAAGTAGTCATTTAGGTGGTCATCTCGCTCGCCCTAACATCTGGAGTTACTGATGGTCCCAGCAATACTAGGCGCACTTGCACCTCTCGCCAGCGAACTTATCGACAACTTGTTTGAGACAGACGCTGAAAAGGCGGCAGCAAAAGGAAAACTTGTGCAGCTTGAACAAGAGGGAAAACTGAAAGCTGCTCAAGTTCAGTTGTCAGCAATTATAGCAGAGGCAAACAGCAGTGACCCCTGGACGAGCAGAGCAAGGCCTAGCTTTCTGTACTGCATGTATGTGCTTATCCTGACATGCATACCAATGGGCGTATTATTTGCGTTCGAACCAGAAGTTGCCCAAGCAGTGATCATGGGCGTCCAAGGGTGGCTACAAGCCATACCAGAGCCAATGTGGGCGCTGTTTGGAGCGGGCTACCTGGGATACACAGGTGCGCGATCTTTCGATAAGAGAAAGCAAGCAAATGACACAAAGTAACCCCGTCCGCTTTGGTCAACCCGTGGATCCCAAGTGTTCTAAGTGTGGTCGTCGTGTAGTCGAGTGTCCCTGCAAGCATGTTCCAGCGGATAAGCAGAGTAGTCACTGAAGACCACGCTAGGCACATAGCGTCTAAGGTCGGACCTAGAGACCTCTTCGAGCCAGCTATTAGACCGCTCATAACGACCGTCATGGGCGTCGTGGGCGTCTGCATCAATTATCCTGCGTACTGTGTGGTCGAGCGGAAGCCAGAGGGCCACGATTGGCACACCGACAAGGGCAATCGAGACCACATGCGGTGGTGCCGATACAGCGCGTCGGTGGGTCTCTCGCCGCCTTCGGACTACACGGGCGGCTGCTTCTACACAAGAGACGGCCCGTACCAACATTACTTAGACATGCTGCTCTACAGCAGCGATGTGGAACACCGCGTCGATCCGCACGAGGGCGACAGGCGTGTGTTGCTGATGTTCTTTGGATAAGCGAGAGAGGACTACGTGCCAAAAGTTGGAAAGAAGTCGTTTGCGTACAGCAAGGCCGGAAAGAAAAAGGCCCAGGCATACGCAAAGAAATCCGGCAAGAAGGTGACAAAAAAGAAAGGTTACTGATGACACCCTCTGAAAAACTTCGCGATGCTCTCGGCATGAGACTGTTGGAGATCGTCGCAGACGAAGAGGAACTATCGCCTGCAATGGTCAGTGCGATGGTCAACTTCCTTAAGCAGTTTCCACCGGCTGAACAGTTGGAAGACCTCCCGACTGCCAAGCGTATCAGTGAGACCCTGCGGAACTATGAGGCGTCCATGCCGTTCACAACGAAGGTGACGCTCAGTTAATGCTACAGCCTCTTATGGTTGACGGTAGGCCTCATTGGGTCTCAACGATGCCTCAAGAGGTCCACCCAGCCTACGAGGACTTTCGAAATTTCCTGTTTCTCGCGTGGTCTCATTTGGGACTACCTGACCCGACACGGGCGCAATACGAAATTGCCCATCGCCTACAGCATGGGATTGATTCGACTGAGACTGAAGCCACCAAGGGGCCACGCGAGGATATCATTCGTTGCTTTAGGTCTCTTGGTAAGTCTTATATTACAAGTGTTTATGCTATCTGGCGTCTCATGCGGAACCCCCGTGACGAAAAGATCATGGTCGTCAGTGCCACGGGAAGTAAGTCCAAGGAGTTCGTGGCGCAGACCAAAGGCATCCTTGAGTCAATGGAGTTGGTCCAGTGGTTGCTTGAGGGTCCACGGGAATCTGGCGCAACCCGACGAGACATGGCCGACCAGTTCGACGTAGCAGGCGGCTCGTTGTCCCAGAGCTATTCTATTGTTGCCAGGGGTATCACGAGTCAGCTGACGGGGACACGCAGTACACTATTGATTGCTGATGACATAGAGGTCGAGCGTAACAGTCTTACGGAAGACGCTAGACAGAGGATCATCAGGATCATCCAGAATGACTTTGTGCCTATTACTAAGACAGAACACGGTAAGGGAGACATCATCTTCCTGGGGACTCCTCAGACCGAAGAGTCGATCTACAATGTCCTAGTCAAAGAGATGGACTTTCGATGCTACACGATACCTGTGAGGTATCCAGCAGCTGACAAGATGGAGAACTACCGTCTGACCAACGTCAACAGTGGCGTCGAAGTAGACATACTCGCGAGCTACCTTAGAGAACAGTTTGCAGACGAAGAGATAGCTCACGGTGAGTCCACCGACACACGCTTCGGTGACGACGAGTTGATATCGATAGAGTCCAAAGGTCGGTCGGCCTTCGCGCTGCAATACATGCTGGACACTAGCTTGTCTGATGCTGAGAGGTATCCGCTGAAGCAGCATGATCTGATTGTCATGGCACTGAACCCGCTTAAGGCTCCGCTTCAAGTCCAGTGGGGTCGAGAGAACGACAAAGAGAATTACGTTAGAGACATCCCGAACATAGGGTTTTCGGGAGACCACTTTTTGCGCCCGCTGTTCGTAGACAAAGAGTGGGATCCGTACGAGTCCAAGGTTCTGTTTGTCGATCCGTCAGGCCGAGGGGCCGACGAGACCGCATGGGCCATAGTCGCTTCACTGAACGGCATCATGTACGTGCTGGAGTGCAAAGGGTTCCCTGGTGATCCGACAGAGGCCATGACGAGGATAGCCCTCGATGCCAAGAAGTACGACGTGAATACCATCGAGGTCGAACCGAACTACGGACAAGGCATGTGGGTCGCAGCGTTCCAGCCGATACTGTCAGAAATCTGGAAGGGCGGCTGTACCGTGGTTGAGTCAGAGTGGGCCAAAGGTCAGAAGGAGCTAAGGATCATTGACACCCTTGAGCCTGTCTTAACGCAGCACCGGCTGGTCATCGATGAGTCTCTGGCACGTCGGGAAGCTAAGGCCGAGAGGCATATGTACTCCCTACTGTACCAAATGACACATGTCACTAGAGACCGAGGGTCTCTTAAGCACGATGACCGTCTGGATGCGCTTGCAGGGGCCGTCGCGGCCTATCAGAGATCGATGGCACAAGATGTCGATCAGGCCGCTAGAGCCGTTATGGACGCTAGGTTTGACGAGGAGATGGAAGACTTTGTCGAGTGGGTCGAAGGTGGTGGCAAAATGGCCCACACAAGAGGCGTTAGACGCGGCGGGTTTCGGACAGAGACTTTTAGAGTGGACATTTAGGCCCGCCGTAGACTGCTGGCATCTGCTAGCATCTGTCGTAGACTGAAGGGGGCGGTTAGTTCCTATTGAAAAATTGCCTAAAATTCGTATGGGCATACCCTGCGCCGAACCAAACGCCGCGCCCCCCGGCACCCCCCGGCTCGACGCTCCAAAAGTCAGGTTTCGATTTTCAGCTGGTGAGGCCGTGGATCGATGGTCGAGCTAACCGAACCAACAGAGAACCAACAGAGTAGCGCCAGGGTCCTGCCGGAACGGCGGAATTGTGCGGCTCGTGCCGGGTAGGCCATCAGGCTACCGGGCTTAAGGCCTATCGATTATGGGCCGTTGTGAGGCGCTGCAAGACGGCTAGCAGCACCAGCAGGCCGGACGGCCGGCCAAAAATTTCCGGCGGATTTCCGCCAAAACCCGTGCACTATTTTTTTGTGTTTGCGGTACAGTAAATCATAGTCTAAAAGATTATCTATCGCCGGGCCGCGACGGCTTGGCACTGCACTGCGAGGAACTACAGCATGACCAAGCGTATCAAAATCGAAAACGTCAAAAGGGGCGACTTTGTGCGCCGCAAGGCCGACGCCAAAACGACATACACGGCGGGCGGATACTGCCGCTACGAGCGGCGCTACATCTTGGACGATTGGGCCGACATAAGTCGCAGCGTCTACATCAAAAAGGGCACCGAAGTTTTCGTTGGCTTCGACTTTTAAGCGAACAGCAGAGGGACTAAAGCAATGCCGAAAGCAACCAAACGCACAACCGCCGACATTCACAAGGCCATCGCCGACAAGGTCATTGCGCAGATGGAAACCGCCGGTTCCGATTGGGTCAAAGA